AAAAAATAGAGCTGGACGAGGCGCTGACCATGATTCAGTCTCTTCGCAATGGGGTTCCAGAGGGGTTGCAGCTGGCGTCCACGGCATTTCGGACTAACCAGGCCAGCGATCTAGCGAGCAAGGTAGAACTGCAGCGTATGCCACAGGAAGCTTTGGGCGAGACGCTGCAGAGGATAACCGGGGTTGGCCAGGAAACCTGGTTGGGCAAGGCAATGGACTACTATGGCACAGCCGTTACCCTACCAGGACGAGCTCTGATGTCTGAGGATGAGTTCTTTAAGGGCGTCTTCTACAGGATACACCTTAACACTTTGATTGATCGGCGCGGCAAGTCCATCTACCGTCAAGCCATCGAGGGTGGCGCGTCGGAGTCAGACGCACTGGCCAGGCAGCAAGCGGAGATGACCTCATTATTTGAGAACCCACCCAAGGACCTAGACGACGCGGCGATGGAATTTGCCAGGCGCGGCACGTTTACCGGCGAGCTGCCACCCGCCTTGTCTGCGCTACAGAAAGTATTTAATCACCCGGCCCTGAAGATTGCGGTGCCGTTCTTTAAGACCCCAGCCAACATTGGCCTGGAGGTGATCGAGCGCACGCCATTTGCGCCGCTGTCGTCCAGGTTTAGAGATGACATAGGCAAGGGCGGCGTCTACCGTGACATGGCTCTAGCAAAGGTAACCCTTGGGTCCACCTTGCTGACTACCTTTGCGCTGATGGCCGGAGAGGGAACAATCACTGGTGGTGGCCCAAAGAGACCAGCGCAGCGCCAGGCGTGGGAGCGCACCGGGGCGAAACCATATTCGTTCAAGATTGGCGATGACTACTATAGCTACCAGGGCCTAGAGCCGATTGGCGCATTTATTGGTATGGCCGCGGACTACGCGGAATACGCGATGGAGGAGCCAGACGCCGGCAAGGTAGAACAGGTCGCCATGGGTATGGTGTACGGGTTCTATGAGTACATGAAGGAGCAGCCATACCTACAGGGCCTGGCCGAGATAACAAAGGCCCTGGGCCTTGGCAGGGGCTCCGGAGAGGTAGACGGAGCGAAGGTTGTCAACGAGCTCACAAAGCAGCTCGGCCAGTTTGTAATTGGTGGGTCACCTTTGCCTGGCACGTCCGCGCTTGGCGGCGCACTCGAGCGCCTATTGGACCCAAATGCAACAAACGTAAACGCAGACCCAAATTTACCAATGGGGCTGCGCGGCCTGGTAACCGCCTGGAACAGGTACCGCTCGAGGCTGCCGTACTTTAATAGCGACCTTCCAGAGGACCTTAATCTGTGGGGAGACCCAAAGATGCAGGCCAACGCAGACCCGACCATGCGTATTTTAGGCATGGTGTTACCAACTAGGGTTTCCCCTGACCAGTTCTCGGATGTAGACGACGAGCTGGTGCGCCTGGGGTCACCCATTGGAATGCCTGACCCCAAGGTAGGGTTTCAGATTGGCCAGGGCGAGGGCGCCATATCAGGCAACGTGGAGCTTAACGCCGACCAACGGCACCGGCTGCTGACAATCTATGGCAAGGAAACCAACGCCAAAGACGACATCTTGCGCCTGATCCGCACCCCCGGATTTGATCTTCTATCGAAGGCCGACCAGCAGCAGCAGGTCCAGAGACTGCACTCCAAGTATATGAATATCGCAAAGATGCAGCTGATGTCTGAGGACCCCGGCATCGAGGCCAAGATCATTGAGCTCAATGAATTGCGCCAGGCCCACGGAAACTACTACAAACCTTAATTGTGAACCAATAGAATCCATACAGGAAGGACCCGACCATGCCAATCCAGATTAACAACGTCTCTCGCCGAGCTGTGTACTCCCCAACCGGGTCCGGTGGGGCGGGACCCTATTCTTTCACCTTCGAGATATTGGCCGCCGGAGACATCGCCGTCTACAAGGACGACGTACTCTTAACGCTGACCACGCACTACACCGTCTCAATTGCATCTAACGGCACCGGGTCCGTAACCATCACAGCTGCTGGATTGGCCCTGGCCCCGGCTAGCCCAACTCAATATGCAATTGTTGGGAATCGTACGATTGCGCGTACGACTGACTATGTGACAGGTGGCGACTTCTTTGCCAACACGCTAAACGACGAGCTCGATCAGCAAACCATCTTTGCCCAGCAAAACCAGGAGGGCCTGGCCCGCGCTCTGCAGGCACCGCAGACCGATCCAACCTCAATCAATATGATTATGCCGCGGGCATCGGCGCGGGCTGGCAGGGTGCTGTCATTTGACGCAAACGGAAACCCAGCGGCTGTGGACTACATTGGCGAAAACCGTGGCAACTGGGCCGCTGGCATAGCGTATAACCAGCGAGATATTGCCAAGGACACAACCAACGACAACATCTACCAGGTTCTAACTCCGCACACCTCTAGCGGGTCATTGCCGATCACCACCAATGCAGACTCTGGCAAGTGGGCACTTCTGGTGAACGCTGCCGCCGCCAACGCATCTGCTGTAGCTGCAGCTGCTAGCGCGTCTGCCGCCTCAACGTCGGCGTCTAACGCATCGACCTCGGCAAGCAACGCAAGCACATCTGCTAGCAACGCATCGACTTCCGCGACCAACGCATCTAACAGCGCAACTGCAGCTGCCGCAGACGCAGCCTCCGCTGCCTCGGCCCTGGCTCAGACACTGTCCGCGTACGACAACTTTGATGACAGATACCTGGGAGCTAAAGCTAGCGACCCAGCCCTAGACAACGACGGTGATGCGCTAGTAGCTGGCGCTCTGTACTTTGATACAACCATATCAGGGATGAAGGTCTACACCGGGACGGCGTGGGTTGCCGCGTATATTTCTGGTGGCTCTGGTGTCTTGCTGGCATCAAATAATCTATCAGATGTCAGCAGCATCTCTACAGCTCGAACAAACCTTGGCCTTGGGACCGGAGACAGCCCGCAATTTACAGCTGTAAATATTGGCAACGCAACAGACACCACTCTGACCAGGGTGTCGGCTGGAGTAGTGGCGGTCGAGGGCAGCAATATTTTGTTGGCGTCCAGCATTGGGTCCACGGTTCAGGGATACGACGCGCAGCTGGCAGACGTGGCCGGCCTGGCGGTTACGGACGGCAACTTCATTGTTGGCAACGGAACAAACTTTGTAGCGGAGTCTGGAGACACTGCACGCACAAGTTTAGGATTGGGCACAGGCGATAGTCCGCAGTTTACAGCGGTCAACATAGGCAACGCATCTGACACAACCGTAACCCGTGTCTCTGCAGGGGTGATCGCAGTCGAGGGCAGCAATGTCCTGATGGCATCTAACATTGGGACATCGGTTCAAGCCTATGACGCACAACTGGCCAACATTGCGGGTCTAACCCCGACAGACAATGGCGTAGTCATTGGCAACGGCACTAACTTTGTTGTTGAATCTGGGGCCACGCTCAAGACTTCTCTTGGCCTGACAATCGGTACTGACGTACAAGCCTATGACGCAGACACAGCCAAGACTGACGTAGCCCAGACATTTACCGCACCGCAACGTGGCACGGTTACCACTGACAATGACGGTTCGTTTGACTTGTCGGTTACGAACAACTTTGCTTGCACACCAACTGGATCGATTACCCTGACATTTACCAATATGACCGCAGGCCAGAGTGGGTTCATCCTATTGGTCAACGGTAGCAACTACACCGTGTCAGCTCACGCCAATACTAAGGTGGTGTCTGGGTCGCTAACCACAATATCTGCAACCGGGACGTACTTGCTGTCGTACTGGACTAACGGTACGAATACCTATGTAGTCAACTCAGGAGCACTAGCTTGAGCGTCCTACCAGTAGGGTTTGGCTCGGCGCTTGGCGGCTATCAGATAGAGCGCAGTCTGCGGTTTAACTCTGCGGATAGTGCGTATCTGAATAGGACACCTGCGTCTGCTGGTAACCGTAGGACTTTTACATGGTCTGGTTGGGTAAAGCGTGGTGCATTATCAAGTAGCGCATCTTACTTTTTGTTTGCCGCAGGTTCGTTTGCTGGCTCTACAAACACATCAATTCGTATCCTCAACGATTCAATAAACATTTACTGGGGTGGGACTGGTGGCCCTCAATGGACTGCTACCGCAGTACTGCGTGACCCATCTGCTTGGTATCACCTTGTGTTTGCTTTTGATACAACTCAGGCAACATTTGGAAACAGATTAAAACTATATGTCAACGGTGTTCAATCTACTGTTTGGTCTTTGCAAGAAACTGGTGGCTTAACAGCGCAGAATTCTGACTTGTACATTAACAACAACCAACAACATAATCTTGGTGCAAGCGGTACTCCGGGCAATTACTTTGATGGCTACCTAACCGAAGTCAACTTCATCGATGGTCAAGCCCTAACGCCGTCCTCCTTCGGTGAAACTGATTCTGCCACAGGTGTATGGAAGCCCAAGGCTTACTCTGGCACATACGGCACTAACGGGTTCTACCTAAAGTTTGCAGACAACTCTGGCACGACCAGCACAACGCTAGGCAAGGACAGCTCAGGCAACGGTAACAACTGGACACCTAACAACTTCTCGGTGACTGCTGGCTCCGGCAATGACTCGCTAGTAGATTCACCTACGTCATACGGTACAGACACAGGTGTTGGTGGTGAGGTGCGTGGGAATTACTGTACTTGGAATCCTCTTAAAAATTCAACTACATTGTCTGATGGAAACCTTAGATCATTCAATAGTTCAACAACACAATGGTTAGGCGTTGTTGGTACTTTTGGTATGACATCAGGAAAGTGGTATTGGGAATGTACTCCAACGGTAGCAGCTACGGTAATAATCGGATTGGCAAATTCTTCGTATTCCACAGGGGGACACCCCGGCTCGGACGCAAATAGTTGGGGATATTATTCTGCTAACGGAAACAAGTATTTTAATAATTCTGGAACTTCGTATGGTGCAACTTATACAGCCAATGATGTTATTGGTGTTGCGTTTGATGCCGATGCAGGGACACTAACTTTTTATAAAAACGGAGTAAGTCAAGGTACGGCTTATTCTAGCCTGACGAGTGGCCCGTACTTCCCAGCGGTTGGGGTTTTGAACAGCCAAATTCTGTTTATAAACGCAGGTCAACGCCCATTCGCCTACACAGCCCCCTCCGGTTTCAAGGCACTATGTACGACTAATCTGCCTACGCCGACCATCGGTGCTACTAGCACTACACAGGCGAATAAGTATTTTGATATTGTCTTGTATCAAGCCGCAACAACTAACGGCACATTCACAAGAGGCAACCTGTCGTTTCGTCCTGACTTTACTTGGATTAAGAACAGAGACAACGTAGAACGACATTTTCTTATTGACGTAGTTCGTGGAAATACAAACATCACAGATAAGTTTCTTGTATCTAATAGTACTGCTGCGGAAGGGGCAAATGCAGTAGGTGGAACAACATTTAGCGTTACAGATACTGGATACGAGTTTGTTGAAACAACAATCAATTCCGATGAGTTATTTTTTAATAATCGCACTTATGTAGGCTGGAACTGGAAGGCTAACGGTGCAGGCTCATCTAACACCTCTGGCACTATAACCAGCACAGTAAGTGCGAATACGACTAGCGGGTTCTCGATTGCAACCTACACTGGCAACGGCTCTGGTGGCGCTACGGTGGGCCACGGTCTTGGCGTAAGTCCGGCGATGGTTTTTACTAAGTCCAGAAGCAACTCAACAAACTGGATGGTTTGGCATCAAAATTTAACCGCTAACTACGCTTTTGAAGGACTAAATACAACCGGAGCAGAAGTCAACGGAGGTTCTCCTTCTAAGTATGTTCGTTCAGTTTCTTCAACTCTTGTGACAATTGGTAACGACATATCTGTAAACCAAAGTGCTTCTTACACTTATGTTATGTACTGCTTCGCACCAGTAGCAGGGTATAGCGCCTTTGGAAGTTACACGGGCAACGGTTCTACGGACGGCCCGTTTGTTTACACAGGTTTTCGCCCCGCCTATGTGTTAATTAAACGCTCATCCGCTATTGAGGCATGGTGTGTTATGGACTCCAAGCGGGAAGGATACAACGTAGACAATGACCCTCTGTTTGCTAATTTAAGTAACGCCGAGGGAACGCAAGATTTTTTAGACTTGCTATCTAATGGTTTTAAACTTCGCTCTACCGACACAGGTGTAAACGGAAGTGGAACCTACATCTACGCCGCCTTTGCCGAAACACCCTTTAAGTACAGTTTGGCCAGATGATTAACGGAGAATAAAATGTTTCAACTCAATGGCAACCCAATCTCAATAGATTCTGAAGTAACCATCAATGGAGTACGTTATCCTCACTTAAGAGAGCCAGCCCTGCGTGAGCAACTAGGCATTGTAGAGGTAGCAGATCCTGAGCAGTATGACCAGCGGTTCTACTGGGGCGTAGGCAATCCCAAACTTCTAAATGACCGTGAGGAAGTAGACCAAGACGGAAACCCCATGTATGTCAAAGTCTTGGGTGAGGTCAACGGACAACCTGCGATGGTTGACTCCACAGAGCGTCTGGTCACCAAGGGACTCAAGAGCCAATGGACTGCTCAGGTCAAGACCACGGCAGGTTCTATGCTTGCCCAGACCGATTGGATGGTGATCCGCAAGGCAGAGCGAAATGTAGACATTCCCGCCACGGTGGTTGCAAAGCGGGCGGCGATTGTGGCTGAGTGCGATAGGCTTGAAGCAGCCATCACAGGCTGTGCAGATGTAGAAGCATTGATTGCGGTAGTTGGCAACCAAGGATGGCCTGCATAATGGCTACAATCGTAGAGGTCAAAGGCCAACTTGACACCCACGAAGCTGTCTGTGCTGAACGCTACTTGGGAATCAACGCCAGGCTCAAGCGCATTGAGCTTGGATTGATTGGTGCGGCAACCGCACTCATTGCCACAATGGGTTGGGCAATCAATCTTCTAATTAACTTAGTGGCAAAGCTGTGAAATTTTTAGGCAGGTTATTGGTCGCAGCTGGCCTGCATCTACAACGTATTGGATACAGGCTCACCCGTGACAAAGCTACCTGAACCAGGCAATCCAGCAGATGTGGCCAGGCAGGCCCTGGGCGGCATCAAAGAGGCCATCAAGGTTGGTCGCGAGATCAAGCAAACCGGGGCCGAGGTCTCCAACTTTCTCGATGAGGAGGCCAGAGCTCGCATTGCCTGGAAGCGCAAGCAGCTCCAGCTGCAACGCCGAGGTGACCTGGTATTCATCGATGCCGGCAACGAGTACCGCGAGGTGCGAAAGATTAGGGCAGCCGAGGAGGGTATGTACCAGGATGTGGAGAAAGAGTTTGGCAAAGCTGCGGTCACAGAGGTAAAGGCATTGATCACACAGATGCGAAAAGAAAACAAGATACTAGATCACGAGTTCCAGCGCCTGCGAACCGAGGAGCGGCTGACTTGGATCATTATCTTTACTCTGTCCGGGATCATTTACGCAACATTCAAACTGATGGGTGCGTGGTGACAACCATTGCTGCAAATTTTTTGACAGGCGAGATGGCCGCAGACTCAATGGTGAGCTCTGACGATAGCTACTATCTGATAAACAAATTGCGCCGCGGCAAGGGTTGTATTTACGGCGGCGCTGGGGACTTTGAGAAACTGCTCAAGTTCTACCAGGTGTTAGACCAGGGCGGGGACTTGGATTCGGATACAGACATCAGCATTCTGATGCTCAACGCACAGGGACTGTGGGTATACGAGAGCTCTGTCATACCCGTACCAATCAAAAATCCATTCTTTGCTATTGGAACCGGGGCCGGGTACGCAATGGGGGCCATGCACCTGGGCAAGAGCCCACGCGAGGCTGTAGAGATTGCCTGTATGTACGACACCAGCTCGCACGGGCCAATCGATGAGATGAAATTGGAGAGAGTGCGTGGCACGAAAAAAAATACCTGACGAAGAAATCATTGCAGCGATGAAAAAGTTTGGCAGCTCCAAGCTTGCCGCCGAACACATTGGTATGTCTGTCCGGGCTCTTTGCCACCGCAAAGCAAAAATTCAAGAACAATATGGCGTTGTGTTGCCAGCCTACTCAGCGAAACAACACACCGTTGCCAACACATACATTCCAGATAACCGCAGGGTGATCCAGCACACGGTAGACAATGGCCATGTGTTCATTGCTAGCGACTGCCACTACTGGCCAGGTGAATCTACCGTAGCTCACAAAGCATTTGTTAAATTGCTAACTGAGTTTAAACCTAAAACGGCCGTGCTCAATGGTGACGTTTTTGATGGGGCTAGAATTAGCCGCCACGCCGCATTGATGGGTACTAACCCACCAACACCAAAGCAAGAACTTGAGGCTTGCCAAGATCGATTAGACGAGATTGCAAAGGCATCTAAAAACGCAATCAAATTTTGGACCTACGGTAATCACGATATACGTCTCTTTAATTTTGCGGCCCAAAATGCACCAGAGTTATCTGAGTTCACCGATTTGTTTTCGTACTTCCCAGGCTGGCATACGGGGTGGCGAGTGGACATCAATAAAGATGTGGTTGTCAAACATCGATGGGCCAATGGCCAACACGCCGTGTACAACAATACTTTGCGTTCAGGGAAATCATTTGTAACCGGCCACCTACACAAACTGATGGTGACACCGTGGACGGACTATAACGGGCGCAGATACGGCGTAGACACGGGAACTCTTGCAGAGCCTACTGGAGACCAATTTGTCTATGTAGAAGAAAACCCTGTTAACTGGTGTGCGGGGTTCTGCGTGCTTACGTTTGAGAACGGCAAGCTGCTGCCACCAGAGCTCTGTGAGGTGATTGATGGTGTTGCCTACTTTAGGGGCCAGCGCGTATGAGCCCGTGGCTTATTATTTTTGTGGGCTGTGTTTACGCCTACATAGGATTTGAACAGGGCACCAAGGGCAATCTAGCGATGGCCATTGTGTTTGCCGGGTACGCCTTTAGCAACATTGGTTTATATCTCGCAACGAAAGGATAACGATGCTACCAATAGCAGCTCTGCTCTCAATCGGAGAGAAGGTTTTAGACAAGGTTCTGCCTGATCCAGGCGCGAAGGCAGAGGCCCAGGCCAAGCTTATGGAGATGGCACAGAAGGGCCAGCTCGCGGAGCTCGAGTCTCACGTCAAGGAGATGGACTCAGCCCGCAAGCGCGAGATTGAGATTGCCACCAGCGCAGCCGCTCCAATACTTAACAAAATTGTTACACCCATCCTGGCGCTCGGTACCGTGGGGCTCACGTTCATTTTGTTTGCGGTCATTATTTTTGTGGACGTTGACGCTAACTCTAAGGACATTCTGATCTATGTCCTGGGCGCACTAACCAGCGCAGTCACAATGGTGCTCGGCTACTACTTTGGATCGAGCGCGGGGTCAAAAGAAAAGAGCCAACAGCTTGACGAGATACTGGACAAGAAGAAATGAACCTGACCGACAACTTTACTTTAGAGGAGCTGGTTAAAAGCGAGACAGCTCTTCGCCACAACATTGACAACACACCAGGGGAGATTGAAATTGAAAACCTTAAAAGACTATGTGAAAAGATTCTTCAACCTGTTAGAGAGCATTTCAACACGGGGGTCAAAGTCAACTCCGGTTACCGCAGCCCAGCCGCCAATCAAAAAGTCGGTGGCTCGCCCACGTCGGACCACTGCAAAGGGCAAGCAGCGGACATCGAAATCCCAGGCATCCCGAACGCGGACCTAGCAATCTGGATCATGGACAACCTGGAATACACCCAGCTCATACTTGAGTTCTACACGCCGGGTGTTCCAGATTCTGGGTGGGTCCACGTTTCATATGACCCAGGAAACCTTAAAAAACAAAACCTAACAGCGACCAAGCAGGCAGGCAAAACAGTCTACCTGCCTGGTCTGGTTGCCTAAAAAACAAACCTGGGAGCGCAGGTAACGTCCACCACAATGTCTGTGGTGAATCCGTTGATCTTGCGCTTTCCGTTTATAACGACAGCTCTCAGGCCAGAGCTCTCGCACTCTCTCACGGCGATGATGACCTCATTGCGAGACATCGCTTGCACCTGCTTGTCCATCACAATCTCTTGCGTCTTTGGCGCATCAACTGTGGGGTTGGCTGCGCACCCAGACACCAACAAAACTAAGGCTAGATATCTCATGCTGCCTCCCCCTCTAACATGGCACCCAGCGTGGCCAGGCGCTTACTGTAGGCCGCCGTGTGATTGATTCTGTCTGCGGGTGTAATTTTTTTCATCACAGATTCGTTGGCCTCCTTGAGCTGGCGCAGAGCTGTCATCCTCTCCCGAGGTGGGCGCAGCTTTGCCCTGGCTGTCTTGTCTGCCATCACTTCGTAGGCCGCGGCCCAATCAGATAGCGTCGAGTATTCGGCTACGGGTTCATCTTTGCCAGGCACAAATAGGTGGTGGCACGACTCAGGCTTTCCCTCGGGCTCCTGGGCGACCTCCTCTTCCATCTGAGCTGATGCCTGCTCCACCTCAACATGGTGGCGCTGGCCGTCGTCGCCCTCTGCGGCGGGCTCCGGCAGATCAGGTAGGGCAACCATAGGCTCCGGCTTTGGGAGGGCGTCTAGCGGGTTCCTGGTCGCCTTCGCGGGGGTGATGTCTCTCTCTGGTTGGCCTGGGAAATCTTGGGCCTCCTCGACGGTGATCAATCCCTTGAGTACATCTGGGAACGCATCGCGCAGCGCAAAACCCCGAGCTCTCATCTGCATCATTCGCTTTGGGTACGCCTGCCATGGGCCGGCCTTGCCCCAGAGCCCAGCTCGCTTTGCGTCCTCGACTGAGAACTTGACCGTGACCGGAGTGCGCCCCTTGCGCTTTGCCACGCAAATCGCCACCGGGTTTGGGCTGCCCTCGCCATCGAAGTATTCCTCGATGTCTTCGCAGACAGGGCTGGCTTGCACCAGCGCCATAGCTGCGTCGCCGTAGACTGATGGCTTGCCGTTTATGCACGCGATGTTCTGCAGTGCCTGGAGCGGGGCCAGGCCCAGCTCGCGCCCCCACTGAATTGCTACCAACACATCTTCTGGCTTTCCCTGGTACGCCTTTGGAACCATCTGTGACTTGGCCAACATATCGGAAAACCTCATGGCCTCATCGAGCGTTACGGGCGCAAAGCCCTGGTTAGTTTGTTGCAGCTGCATTTTTGTTTCCTTTCTTTTTTGGTGTCGAATCTAAACCCTTGATTTCCCCAAGCAAAGCCGCAAGATAAAAAAAGTAATCTTGAATAATCTCTTCTTGCGTTACTTTTGGAAGACCAAAGAAGCGAAGGTCTAAGCTAACGTAACCTTTCATGCCGCCCGATTTCCTATATCTCAGAGTTGCAAGCTTTGGCATTTTTGTCCTCCTTATGTTGATGTTTTGCGGTTTTATCGACACGTTGTTGGTTTGTGTCGATGGCGTGTACACAATTGTGTTGCTCATCAATTAAAAATTGATCCACGGTATCGAGCACGACCGTGACTAGCGCGTCCACTACGTCCATTGCGCGGTCTCGATTCATAAAGGCGCCCGGTGTTCGATTGGCAGCATCAAAACACAGCGCCTGCAGCTTAAGCGCCGCCTGCAACCGTGAGTTCATAAGCTTTTGGTCTTTTGGGCTCATTTATTTTTTACCTCCTTAATTGATACGGTGGACTGTCTGATGGTGTATGCATCCTTCGCCGGAACGGTCTTGGCTGGCTGCGCCTTGTAGTTTTTAATTGGCCACTTGATGACATACTGGCCAGCGACACCACCCTCGGCGTTTCCAAGCAGCGACTTGATTGCTTGCTCGCTTGCGGCAACGTCGTCTTCTAATTTTTTAATTTCATTTTTAGCTGACAATATCGAGGCCGCGAGGATAGCTGCGCGCTCATCGAGCTGCAGTGTCTCCTCCGTGACGGGGTATGGTCCGCGGCGCTCTGGCCAGCGCTCTCCGTCCACCGGTGGATAGTAGTCAATCTCGCCGGTCTCCTTCCACTTGTCTAGCTTGTCTTGGAACTCTCTGGATACCCTGGCAATGTAGTCGATAGTTTCCTGGTGCGGCTCAAATAAAAATATCCGCAGGGCCGTGCCACGGTAGAGCGTGGCCACGCATCCCCACTTCGCGTGGACAATGTCCATCTGCGCCTGCAGCTGGATAGGCCCGCGCCACAGTGGCGGGGTGTCTTCTACGTCCATCGAGGTTAACTTGGCCTCGAGCACTCCGACGCCATCTAGTCTGATGCTGTCAGCTCCGACGACATATATGCCGGATTCTGGATCGTGGTGGATCACCTGGCCGCCACCATCTCCGGTCCCATCGAGGGAGCAGCACAGCGGCAGCTCCGCGTGGTACCTGGCGCTGGGGTGATCGATTACCAGGTCAGACAGGCGCAGGCGCTCGGCGGCCTGGGACAAAATGAGGGGCTCCATGAGATTACCCCAGGCCATGGCCTCATTGCCAATGTCTTCGCGCTCGATAAACTGCATCGCGTTGATTGAGCACTCGAGCTCATCATTTGGGGTCCGGTACTTCGATAGTCCCATGACAGCTGTGAGACGAGATGCCGACAGCATTGTGTCGGGCGTGACTTTACTTACCATTTTTCTTTCCCTTCAATTTAATTAGTCGATAGCTAGCGTAGCGCTTGCCGTTGCTGTAAATCATGGTGGTGTGAATGTTGTGGCCAATATCGCGTAGCTCTGCGATCCTGGCCGCCAGGCGAAAGCACTGGCACCCGGCCAGCGCAGCGATTGGCGTAACGTGAACACCGCGTTGCAGCTCCTCAAGAATCCACTCATTCTGTCTCATGGGGTGAGCTCCTCAGACAAACATTGCGGTCAGGATCACAGCCGCCAGGCACACGGTTGCAATTACCTTGAGCCAGGTCGGGTCTTCGTCCTGGGCCGGCTCCACCGGCAGGTTGTCACGCCAGCTGCGGGCAAAGTTGGTACGCGGGTCAACGAAGTGGTCTTGCTTTACTTTTCTCATTGATTTTTCCTCTAGTTTAGTTATCGAATGGTGCGTGGTTCTGCAGCTGATCGACCATCTTGCCCAGCTCTCTCTTCTGCTGGGCGGTCAATCGGTTGCAGTGAATGCGGTCGGAGCGGTGGACCACCCAGCCAATGGCCAGGGTGAATCCCACAATGCCGACCAGAAACAGAACGCCATACATCAGGCGGCCCGTCTCATTAGGTTGGCCACCTGGCTAGGCGACCATGTGATATTGCCGCGTGGCGTACATACGCCGCGAGCTGACAGCGCAGCTGCAATGTCGCGCAGCGACTTGGACCCGGTCTTGGCTATGATCTCGCGGACCACTGGACCAACGCGGTTGGCAAACGCATCTGCGCTTGCCTGGACGGCCTCGACGCCTGCAGCTGATGCTTTGGCTGGGTTTGGGGACCCAAGCTTGACCCCGCGGGCCTTGGCCGCTGCCAGGGCCGCCTTGGTGCGGCGAGATATCTCCTCCCGTTCGTGCTGGGCGAAGATAGCGCGCATACCGAAATCAAGGGTGCCAGCGTGTGGCA